GCTCCAGTTGATGAAAGCGGTGATATCACTTCTACAACTAGTACTACAACTACTATTTGGCCTAGTACTTCAACAACAACTACTTTGATTCCTTAAGAATAAAAGTAGAATCATATTAACCTATGCCAGAGGGTGAGAGGATAATCTCAAGTCCTCTGGCATTTTTATTTTAAAGACATGACTCTAGATTTTTTAGTAATAAATACTTTCAATACAAAAACACTAGGTGTTGCTGATATATCAGTTTATGATACACAGCCCCCTAATGTTGTTGCTCCAACTATGGAGATTACTATTCCTGGATATACTGTTCCTGTGTCTATTCCTTTTATACCTCAAGATTTTAATGTTTATAATTCTATTACATTAGGACTTAATAATCTTGCAGGAGGTATGCAACCTCTTCCAGATGGTGTATACTTTATGAAATATTCTGTTGCTCCTGCGTATTTAAATTTTGTAGAAAAGAACATAATGCGTACTGAAAGAATTCAAGAAAAATTTGATAATGCTTTCATGAAGCTTGATATGATGGAATGTGATAGTGCGATTAGAACACAAGCAAAAGTGAATCTAAATAGTATATATTATATGATTCAAGGCTCTATTGCTGCTGCTAATAACTGTGCAATAGATACAGCTAACAGATTATATTTACAGGCAGATAGACAATTAGATAATTTTATTAGGAACAACTGTGGTTGTTCTGGAAACAACTATATAAATAACTTCTATTGATATGGCAAACTGTAGAGATTGTGGCCTTAAAGTAGGCTGCGGATGTCAATTAATTAATGGCTTGTGTTCAGCATGTAATAACAAGTTGAAACAAATTAATCAAAGAATAAGAAATGTTATCACCAAGATTAACGGACTGTATTGAGTGTGCTAGCATACCTGCACTATTAACTGATATTGATCTTAGACTAACTGCGTTAGCTAATGATCAGTATAATAATATTGTATACTCCTTGAATTATTTTATTCCAGGACAGGTAATTGGTGACTTACTACACTATAAACAAATATTAACTTACAAACTTTGTAATCCAGAATACTGTGCACCTTTTACAGTGGAAATGATTGCAAGTAGAGTAATATTGTTAATAAATAAATAAATTATAAAATGTCTTGTACAAGTTGTTTTAATGGATGTGTTGAGACTGTATCTGACCAATGTGTTAGATATACAGGTCCAACTATCCCTGCTCTAAATATTACTACAGGAGATACATTGCTTCATGTAGAAGAAATGATTACAACTAAACTTGTTCCATTATTAACTGGTACAGGTGATGTTATAACTATTGCTTCTGGTGATAAGTGTGCTCTTATAAATGGATTCTTAATAGGAATCACTTCTCCTAATTCTACTCAATTATTCACAGCGTTAGTTAAATCTGTTTGTAGTTTACAAGCTCAGGTGACTGCAGTTGCTGCTGATATTGCTGTATTAAATGCAGATTATACAATAGGTTGTCTTACAGGTGTAACAGCCTCTTCTGATACGCATGCTATCTTACAAGCTGTTATTACAAGACTTTGTGTTGTAGTGGCAGATCTAGCAGCATTAGATTTAGATGTAAGTACAAACTACGTAAAGCTGTCTGACCTAGATGCATTAATAGCTGCTTACATAGCTGGTCAATCAGGTAATGTGACTCAGAACTATTTAAAGATGGTTCCTTTTACAGTGGTTGAATACTATGGTCCTCTTACAAACTTTGATGGTACAGGTGCTGGTGTAGGAACATTAGGATGGGACAAAATCTATTTATGTAATGGCTCTAACGGCACTCCTGATAAAAGAGGTAGAGTTGGTGTAGGAGCTATTCTTAATGTTCCTGGCGGACCATTAAATGCTGCTGTAGATCCTGTTTATACTGGTAATCCAAATTATGATCTTGAAGATATTGCTGGTGCAAACACAGTGGCTATAAATGTTAATCAACTTCCTAGTCATACACATGGTGCAACAGCAAGTGCTACATCTATTGTAACAGACCCTGGTCATAGTCACTTTGTAGGTAACACTCCTGAAGGTTGGGATAGTGCAGGTAACATTGGTATTGTAAATAGAACACCAAAAAATGTTCAAACTACAACTTCTACAACAGGTATCACTGTAGCAACAACCGTAAACGTAAGTAATACAAATACTGGAGCAAATCAAGGTCATCCAAACATTCAACCTGTACTTGCTGCTTACTACATCATGTATATTCCTTAATATTCTAAATCAACTATAAATGTCTTGTTTACCTGGTACACCTTGCTATGACGCTTATTATCATCCTAGTGAAAACTGTGGATGTGCTGAGTGCATTAGTAATTCAAATAATGTAATATATGTTGGTCCTAATTTACCAAACTCAGGAGTTCAAAACGGAGACTGCCTAACTCTTACTATAGAAAAATTAGATGATGCTATTGGTACAGGTGGTGGAGGAACAGGTACTTCAGGTACGTCTGGTTCTTCTGGTACTCGTGGCACTAGTGGTACATCAGGAACTTCTGGTATCAATGGTACACCAGGGGCTGCTGGTACGTCTGGTACGTCTGGTGCTAATGGTACATCTGGTGGTAACGGTACCTCAGGTACTTCTGGTTTAAGTGGTACAAACGGTGCTTCAGGAACCAGTGGAACATCTGGTGGAAGAGGTGCTGATGGAACAAGTGGTATTAATGGAACTAGTGGTGCAAATGGCACAAGTGGTCTTACAGGTACATCAGGTACTGCTGGTACAAGTGGTGTAGATGGGACCTCTGGTACAAGTGGTACAGATGGTACTCACGGAACAACTGGTACATCTGGAACTTCAGGAACAACTGGTACTAGTGGTACAACAGGAACTAGTGGAACCACTGGTACTAGTGGAACAACTGGTACCTCAGGTACTACAGGTACTTCAGGAACAACTGGCACCAGTGGAACAACTGGCACTTCAGGTACATCAGGCTTTGAAGGAGGTCTTGCACTATGGAGATATAATCCTAGTACAAATACAAATATTAATCCTGGTGCTACATATTTTGCTTTAAATGATGCAAGTTGGTTAGCGTCTGCTTCTCAAATTGCAATCAGTGATTTATCATATAATCCTAGTGCTGACTTCTCAGCATATCTAGATGCATTAAATCCTTTCTCAGCACTTAAGCTAGTTAGTACGGTTGATTCTTCTAGATTTAAAATATTAGAAATTGTATCTACTTCTCCTTTTGAAGTGGGTTTTGAAAGATTTATAGTTACTCAAACTGCAGCTCAGGGTACAGATCCTGTTAGTGGTGAAACATTTATGTTAGTTCCTGTAGGTGCTGCTGGTAGTTCAGGAACATCTGGAACAGCTGGTTCTAGCGGTACTACTGGTACATCAGGCACATCTGGAACCACTGGTACATCTGGTACAAGTGGTACAAGTGGTACGTCAGGTACATCTGGAACCTCAGGAACTACAGGTACAAGTGGTACAACAGGCACAAGTGGAACAACTGGAACATCAGGTTCTTCAGGAACTAGTGGAACAAGTGGAACATCTGGTTCTAGCGGTTCTTCAGGTACAAGTGGTACAACAGGTACTTCAGGAACGACAGGAACCAGTGGATCTTCAGGTTCTAGTGGTACAACAGGAACAAGTGGATCTTCAGGTCAAAGTACTGGAGGTACTTCTTGTACATCTGGTTCTTCAGGTGCAAGCACTGGAGGTACTTCTGGTACATCTGGTTCTTCTGGAGCTAGCACTGGTGGAACTAGTGGAACAAGTGGAACTAGTGGATCTTCAGGTGTAACACCAAGTACTGCAGCATTTGTTCCTTATACAGGAGCTACTGCTGATGTTAATTTGGGCACTCGTGCATTATCAGCAGGTAATATATTGGCTAATGGTGTTCTTGGAGCTAGTTTGTCATCTGCAACAAGTGGAGTTTTAATTATAACTAATAGTGGTGCAGGTAGAATTGCTGATTTTACTAATTCAGGTGCATTGGTTGCTTATATAACTAATGCAGGAAGTATACTTGCTTCTTCATTTTTTGAAAATTCAGATATAAGATTTAAAAATATTATAGAAACTAATCCAAATATAGATTTAACAGGTATAGATGTAATCAAGTTTACACGTATAGATCAAGAGTCTAATCAGGTTAGATATGGATATTCAGCTCAACAAGTTCAA